TTATTAGTTATTATAAATCTTTGTTCTGGAATATTTGAATTAACAATAAAAGCATCTTTTAGGTAAATGCCTTCAAACAAAAATGTTTCATAACTAAAACTTGTATTTGTTGAAGAAGCTGTTAATGTTTCTGGAATAGTAAAAACAAAAGATTCATTTTTTATAACACCAGTAAAAGATGATCCTTTTTCTATGATATAAGGTTGTGTATCTCCAGAAGCTTGAAAATTAACTCTAACTTTACATTTAGAAGATCTATTTGACCTAGGCAAATAATTTAATTCTTTTGCATGTGATAAAACAGAAGCTTCTAGTTGTGATGAATCTAGAAAAGCTTCGGATATAGCCATATTTAAATAGAATGCATTTTTATAAGTGTTATAAGCTAAAATATCTAATAATACAGATATATTAGAACCATCAAAATCATAGTCTCTAAACTGATCTTGTGATTGTAGATATGATTTAAAATCATTTTTAATTACATCAAAGTCTAAACCTACTAGGTTTATTGAACTGTTGGCCATTATCTTACTCTATTTAAAATAAAATTAAAAGATATATCTTCTGGGATATTTATAATAGTAAAAATGATTGTAATCACATATGAATTATTATCATAATCAGGATAAATTTCTAAGCTTTTTATAGTAGCTCTAGGTTCATTATTTTGGATGGCTTCTCTTATAGCATTATCCAGTGCTATAGTAGTTGGTCCGTCTATAGGTTCAAATAAAAGAACACTAATTTTAGAACCTATTGTTGATTGATAGAATCTTTCACCGTTAATAGTAGAAACAATATTTTTAATTGAATTTTTTACAGAATTTTCATTAGTTATTTTAGCTAAAAACCCTGTTGCTGGATTTACATCTAAATTATTAGAAAAATCACTATAATAAATCGGTTTATTAGTTAAACTAGTATATCTGTCTGAGCGAGCCATTAAATTATCCTGCGAATACGTTTCCTGAACCAGCTGCTACAGATGTGCAACCAGTAATTCCATCTCCAACTCTACCGCACCCCTTGCCATTTATAAACACTGTAGATGAACCAACTGTTATTGGAGCTGCATGCGGAGGACATGGAGCTCCTGGTAATAAATGAACTGTATTATTATCACCTTGTCTACTTACACCAATACCATTAACAAACACATCACCAGAACAACCACTTCTTACCATACCTGAACAGTGTGCAACATCTGCATCGCCTTGTCTAGTTATTGCTGGCATTATTTTGTTTCTCTCTTCATTAGTTCTTGTAATCTATGATTCCATTTATCAATTTCATCATGTTGTTCATTAGTATGTTGTCCTTCCGGAATCTCTGGTATAAATTTTATAACATTATCAAATGAATCAGGTATATCTTCATATTTATTATATTCGTAAAGAATACCATCTTTTAATATAACAAATAAGTGTGTCATTTATTTAAATCAATTCTTGGAGCAGTCTGTGTCATATTACCATCAGAGACAATATTAGTTGTACCGCCAACTAAAAGATTAAAATTTCCAGAACAATTTAAATCCATATCACCACGAGCACCAATATAAACATCTCCAGCACCAGCTTTTAAATTACCATGAGCATGTACAACTACATCTCCACCTACTGCAATTGCTGCATCACCGCCAACTTCGATGTGAGCCCCATCACCTATAGAAAGCCTTGCGCTTCCACCAATTTTTATATCTCCATTTTCTTGTATAGAAAGAGTTAAACCTCCTTTATCATACACATGCCTATTAGCAACATTAACTTGCACAACTTTTCCATCCTCAGATATTTCAGTATATGTACCAGATGGATGTTCTAATCTGTATCTTCTAGAACCAGGTGTGTCATCATATGTTACTCTATGACCGCCAGGTGTTTCTTCTACTCTAACTTTTGAATATTGAGCATTAAATGTTGTATCTGGTACTCTTTCATCATCTCTTTTTATAGCCATTTTTATCTCTTTAAACTCTGAATTTCTTGATTAATATTATTACGTAATCTCTTTGATTCAGTAATAATAATAGAAATAACTTCTAATAATTTAATGTTAGGTGTATCATTAAGTGTGTTACCTAAATTCACTATTATATTACATTGTTCTACATAAAATGCATAGGTAGAAATTGCATCTGTAGCTTGTGTTACATTGTTTATATTTTTTCTAAATGTTGCAGCATCTATTGGTGTTATTTGACCAATAGTAATTAGTATATTATCTACCAAATTAAGAAGAGCTAATAATTGATCCATTAAATTATTATCATTATTTTCTTTTTTATTTTGAGCTATTTGACTAGCTATAGCAATAAAATTTTGTATACCAATCATATTAAGCAATTTTGTTGCAGGTGAATTTTGAAATTGTTTTAACATACCTAAAACACTTTGACCTAAAACACCAGCTGTATTTTTAGGATCTATTTTTTTTATAAGATCAGTAGCATTTTTTCCAAAAGGGATTTGTGTTCCAACTGTTTTAATATCAGCAAATTTTGCTAAACCATTAGCATCTGTTTTTGCAAATTTTATAATACTTTTACTATCAAGTTTTCTATCTTCAATAGAACCAGAGGTAATGTAACGTAAGTCTTCAGTTTTAATACCAAACTTACCAGGATCTTTTGATATTCCAACAGGTATATCTCTGCCTTCTTGACTTAAACTACCATGTTTTCCAGCACTCGGTACTGTGCCAATAATATATGGAATTTGATTATCATTATCAATAAAAAACCCTAATACTCTTGAGCCTTTTTGATATCCAGGTGTTGAACCGGCTCCTTTAACAGATGCAGATGTTACTGGAAATACAGGTCTAGCATAACGTAGTTCATCATTTTTAAGTTTGCTCTGATCTTCAAATATTCTTATCTTTGCTCTACCAGATTTTTCATCATCTTTTTCTACATCAACTATTTCTGCCCAGAAAAAATTCATCAACCAGTTCCTTTATTATAGCCACCTTTTGCTAACTCCATAATAGTAGTAGCTTTAGGCTTACTATCATCAAATTTTAAAACGTGTTTTAAATTAATTACAAGCATATCTCCGCCAAGTTGATCACCAGAACTATATGTAGTCATATCACCTATTGGTTGTGTAAGTTTTGCATTGACACCTTTACCAACTGTGCAATTTATTCCAGAATCTAGCATAACTTGTACAGTACATGATGGACCATTCTTAACTTCTTGTATAAATCTTTGTTCTTTATCACTCTTCTCAGCCTGTACAGAATTTTTTTCCATTCTTTTATCATGTGGTATCAATGTAGTTGATCTAGGATCATTACTTTCATACGTATCTCTAACGTAATAATTGCCTGCTTTTTTGCCTTCTTCTGGATCTTTTGTTTTACCTTCATTATATTTTGCTTCTAAAGTATTAAATGTACTTACTTTAGCAGATTTTCTAGCATTTAATACATCTGTTATATCAAATCTACTACCAGAATTAAAAGAAGCTCCTTCTTGATATCCTATTATATTATAACCTTGTGTGTGCATGTCTCTAAAATTTTCACCCATAGTTGGTTTGTGACTCAACATTGCCTGAGATTGTAGAGTATCAAATAATTCTTCTAATGGTTTTAATACATAATTACCGTCACCATCTTCAAAATAAGTATAAGCACCGGTTTTATATTTGTCAGAGGCTAATCTGGTTCTAATACCATGTATAGCATTAAAAGGATTTAAATTAGATACTATATAAGGTTCGTTCTCACCTATATAACCTTTACTGGCAGACATATTTAAAGTGCCACCTAGTTTCAACTCATCATGAATTTTTTTTATAGCTTCAGTTCCAATTATATTTTTAAATGATTTCTGCACTGTAGCAGTTTTGTTTTTAAAAAAGCTTTCACTTACAGCGTTCAATTTAAAAGCTTGATATCTCATGTTTTGAGAGTAATTACCATTCTCAGGTGAAACTACTCGCATCTTAGACTCATAAACTTTTCCATAACCTGCATCAAAAACAATTCTAATTTCTTCATTACCCTGTAGTTTTAATTGTTTTGCAATGTTGTTGTTATCTATAATAATTATTTCAGCAGATCTAAATGGTTTAAACATACTTTCACTTATAGATAATTCTCTAACGTATGGTGTTAGATCACTACCATTTATACTAAGTTGTCTAATTCTTGCTTCGCCTGGATTTGGTAACATGTTATTACTCTAACAACTTAATTCTTAAATCTTCAGCTATTTGTAGAGAATAATTTGTGTCAATTAATCTTATTGTTTTATTAGCTTCATTCTTTTGTTTTTCATATTCATAATATGTTACAGCAGTCCAATACACAAACTCTGAATTAGATATATTCTCAACTATTGTATTTGCTGTTGAGAATATAGCAGATGTATTAGATGTTTCACCAACAATATAATAATTATTGGTAGTATATCCACTTGTATTTTTTATAATTACTGCGGTGCTATTAGAAGTAATAATTTCTCCAGTACCATTTGATGTTTGATTATTTAAATTACTTTTTATATCTACTAATTCTCCAACTGTAAAAGTATTTCCATTAGTATAATTATTAACGTTTAATTTAATAATTTTATTAGTATTAATAATCCAATCTTCTTTTCTTCTTTCATATGAAATAATTTTTGTATTTACACCATATATTGGAATAAAATATTTTCTGTTTTCATACGGTAAAGTATTTTCATAAAAGCTATTAGTAATTTCTTCATCACCATCAGCCCAATCAAGTTGATAATATTTTATTTTTTTAATACTTAATTCATAACTACCATATTTTTCAATAATATAAGAATCAAAATCTTGTTCAGAAAGATACCATCCATAATATGGATCAATAATACCATTTTGTAGCATGATAAGCCAATCATATGTGGGATCATTATAATAGTATTGAGCTACTTGATCCATTCTTAAATTATTTTGTATATCATAACTATAAAATAAATTTGTTTTTCTTGTTTGTCTATCACCAATAGAAACTCTTCTAGTTATATCAACACACTCTTTATCATTATAAATTGTATTTGGAAATTTGTTAAAATAATTTTCCATTTAATTTATCTCGCTATAAATTTAAGTTCTTTGTCATCCAATTTTTCTATCATTGGTTGTATAAAATTAATATTAGTTTAGTTAATTATGTTAACTGGTCCTGGAGTTGATGGACCTGTACTAGGTGCAGTTGATAGTGGACTAGTTGTTGTTTGATTTTCAGTAGGTATTGATAGTTGATCATATAATCCGCTAGCCAACCATTGGAATTCATCATACATTGTATAAAAAGTAAAAGTTACAGGTATTTTTAATATATTATTTGTATCACCCCAATTAACTGGCATATCACCTATAGCTATCGGAAAAGCTTCTGTCATGACATACTTTCCAATTAAAACACCATTGTCTTTATAAACATATAATTCTATTGTAGAAGCATAATTTTCTTTATAATCTACTATGAATAAATCATCTATTCTATTTCTAGGGTCTGATGTGAATATAGATTCCATCCAAAGTTTAAAAAAATCATAATTTCGACGTTGATTATCATAAAATAAACTCAATGTTATATCTCTATACATAACATTTACAGGTCGTTTTTCTGCTGGTCCATAAGTATATCTTTGATACTGATGTGTATTAAGTGATAAGCCTGGAATGCTAGCAGAATAGCAAAAAAATTCTAAATACTTAGAATGAGTTATCATTTGTTGTAGAGCAGCGTTTCTTCTGCTTGGCGCTATACCAGTAAGAATTTGTGGTGGAGTTACTACTAGTCTAAACTTATTATTTCTAGTTAAACCACCAGCATCTTTTACTCTTGATGAAAACTCATCTATATTAAATCCTGGCATTATAATTTACTCATTGAATCTGACCATGCTCTTTCTTTAGTAGACTTAACAAACCTCTCAGTTGGTAACATGATAGCTTTATCCCAGTCTAAAGGACTAACATATTTAAAGCCAGATACAACATTACTATATAGATACCTTTTCACACAAGGTTTAAAATATTTAAACCTACTGGCTCCGGTTAACATCTCATAATTTAATTGTACTTTTGTATTTTCACTAATACTATCACTATTTATAGTACTATACAACCGATCCATAAGCATAGCTCTAGTTTCAGGTGGAATATAGTGTAGATTTATTCCTAAAAATCCATTAGAGTAAAAATTTATAGGAAATATTAAAGGAAATTTATCATAATACGGTAATGTATTTTTATTTTTTGGGTCATACATAAACATATACATACTACCAATACCAGGAGAACCTGATACATCAGTTTTCATCATACTAACTGTATTAACAATTTTTATATTTTGAGCCTGATCTCTAAACCATTCTCTAGCATCTAATATATCTTTATTAGTTACTAAACCTGCTTTATAACCTTGCTTTGCTAACTTTTGAAAAACATATGCCATTAGTATTTTATGTTCAACTCTTTTTCTGTTAAAATAAGGAATTGCCAATTACGTTCTTTACAGAATTGTTCAGCAGCACGCCACTTAGAACTATTTATTCCCCATGTCATAACTTCGGTGATATATCTTTTAGTTCTTTTATTTTGTTTTAAAGGTTCTATAGTTTGTTTAAGAGGTTTTATTTCTATAACTAAAGTTTGATTCTTGTCATCTTTTGTTTTTTTCTTTATATAGAAGTCAGGAAAATAACGATGTATTCTATTATCTATAGGG